TATCCAAAGACACCAGCTAGGACAGCCCAAAGAATTGAGCGATAGTCAGCTGCGAAATTAGTTGCAGCCCAAGCTGCTAAAAATGCTCCAGCAGTAAGGACATAAGGGCTTTTCATATTCATTAGTTTGCTCCTAGCATAGGTATCTGAAAAAACTCACCCAGAAGGTCAGCTTCTTTCTTAAAACTGACATGCATGTGGTGAGTGTGTTTGTTAGCCCCTGTGTAGTTGCGCCACTTCCAGTTAAGGATGGGAGACGCAATCCTGCCGTTAAAAATAATGTACGAGATGCGCTTTTCTGCCTTAGACTTGCAACTGATTCGAATCTGATCTGCAAGGTCGGGCATGATAAACGGCTTGATTCCGACACCGAATAAATCTGCGTCAATGTCAATGGCACGAACCCAACCCTGCTCATCTGGATTATGATCAGACTTACGAGCAGCGTGTCGGGTATCACCGAGCCAACCATCCGATGCCCTGTCACGATTTGGGAAGGAATCATCTATCTGCTCTCTTAATTGAATTGCAGCTCTAGATAAGTGTGATTTCATGTTCGACATTAGAACATTCCCATCGTTTTAAGTTATTTAATAACAATTCTGAATGACCACATTCAGGCATTGGAGCAATAAAAGCATCATCGATTGGATCGTATAAATATCCAATACCTGCAAAATTATAACGGATGTTTCCATTGTAGGAAGTTCTTAGGCATTTTTGCTTTCTAAAATCTCCATACCAAGTTTCAGTATCTAAACCTTCAATAGTCTCTGTTTCATCAATGCCGACAATAACCTCTGTGACGATATTGCTATCATCTAAAAATGCGTAATGTGCCATTATACCCAACTCACATTTCCAGTACCAGCAGTAATTGTTGATACCTTAAATCCACCACTAGGGCCAGCAGTCGTACCTGTCAAACCTGCGCCGATTGTAATTGTTTTAGTGTCAGGATATTTCAGAATCACAATACCCGAACCGCCTGCATAACCAGGTGTAGGCGTACCGTTTTCTCCACCACCACCGCCACCGCCTGTATTAACGGTTCCAGCCGATCCTGCAAGTGCGGGGCTTCTAGCTGCACCATCACCACCGCCACCAGTTCCACCTGTTCCTCTGGTTGTGCTTTCTGAACCACCACCACCGCCACCAGCATAAGTAACAGACGAAAGTGTAATTGCACTTGCGGTTCCAGTTCCACCATTGCCTGCTATGTTTCCAGCACCGCCATTCCCGCCGACTGCACTTGCACCGCCACCACCGCCTGAGCTTGTGTTTCCATTGTCACCACCCGCATAACCTTGATTAACGGTTCCAGTGCCACCTGTAGCACCTGCAGCGCCGTTTTGACTAAAACCAGCACCACCGCCCGAACCACCTGTTAAACCATTTTGCCCTGTGGGATTACCATAACCACCACCGCCACCACCGCCATTAGATGTAATTGTCGAAAATACAGAATTGGCTCCAGTAGTACCATTACTACTAAGCCCACTTCCACCTGCACCACCAGCACCGACTGTGACTGTGTAATTAGTCGAAGGCGATAAAGTTAATGCAGTTTCTAAAGCACCACCACCACCTGTGGCAGTTACGGTGCATCGCATACCACCTGCACCACCACCGCCATTTACTTGAGCGCCACCGCCACCGCCAGCAACAACTAAGTAATCAACGCTAAATGTGGCAGGAACATAAGGCGCTAAAATTGCACTAATTGTGTTAAGCATTACGCAATTGCTCCTACGACATACCAAGTATCAGTAGCAACTTTAATGCAAGCTGCGGACTTGTATTGACCGAGAGTTGGAGAAGCAGCTGTTGCTCCAGCACTAAGAACAGTTGTAGTGCCTGAGGTAACTGCACTAATTGTGCATGTTCCAACGCCTTTATTTAGGACTGTGATAACAGTACCGACTGCAAAGGCAACAGATGCATTAGTTGGAATCTTGAATGCAACAGCAGTGGCTTTGTTCATTGAAATAAGAGCCTGATACTGATCTGCTAGAACAGCAGTGTAATCAGTAGTGGCATCGGCATTAACAGTAAAGGCAGTAAGCCCATTCATGTTTGTAGCCGAAAGGACATTGCCTGTTGAGAATGGGAATCCGTTTGCCATAGTTGCTCCTTAGTAACTTAAAACGCTAGTGTCTAGAATACCGTATAATGTCGAGTCGAGTATAAAGCCATCAATGATTGGCTCCATTGTGGCGAAAGTAGTAATCCACGAATTAGGGGTTATGTCGTGAGCTACTCCCTGAACCTGTAGGGTCTTGGTTATTGTTGATCCGCTATCTGTGGTGTTGGTAATCGTAACTGGGTCAAAGTAATCAAGGTTAAGAGCTGCGGTAACTCCAGAGGTATAACTTGGAGTCATTAGATCAAGGGTTAAGGAATCAATACGGATGCTCGTATCTTTACGGGAAGCCACATAAGCTTTAGCAAAGTCCAGAGCTACTGCATCGGTCTCCATGAGCAGGTTCTGCTGAGTATATGAGTGCAAGAAATAGGTATCGATTGAAGTGGCATCGCTGGCAGTTTGAGTAGTACCGCCTGTGCGCTGGATGTTGGCTTGGTTATAGACCAGCTTGTCATCAAAAGCGAACTTGACATTGGCATAAGAAATGCCTGTGCCAGTCTGGTTAAACAGTGTTGGAGTACCACCTATGGATGCAACTGTAAAGGCTCTATCTTGAAATACAGCGTTTCCAGCAGGGTCACAATAGAAAGCACCATACTCGGTCAATTCACATGTCTTGATAGCAGTAAGGGCTGCTCTAGAGCTTGCAGGGTCGGCCTGACAGGTTGTCTGTCCTGTATCAATATCACGCATGGATGAAGGCCAGTTGATTGTGTCTAGAATTCTGCCGATGCGAGTGCCAGTAGTCTCACCTGCAACTGCTCCAGTCACTGTGGTAATTGCTGAAGTATTGAATATCTTAAATGCATCAAAGGCTGTAATAGTCACATAAGCAATCTCTTGGCCTTGAGGATAGGTGTATCGGTAATCTGCTGTGTATCCAGAAAATAGGTAATACTCAGTGCCAGAATAACTAGCAGATATGCGAAGTTTTCTAGCTGGTTGAAGATAACCATAAATCGGAGAAGATGTGTTCTGGGGATTGAAATCACCATTAGGGTCTAAGATTCTGACTGTGGCTTGACCAGCATCATATGTATCTTGCAAGAGGTTACGACCTCTGCGGATAGCGATATTGGTTGTAGATGTCGAGTAGTCAATAATTAAAGCAGCGTTATCAGCCAGAACATTTGTTCCAAGAATACCTTTGGCAGGATCATCAAGGGTAAAGGGAATGCCATACCCAGGGCCATTGGCAAAGTTTATGGAGACTGTTAATTCTGCTGGAAGCGCCATTAGATAGCCGTAATAACTGCCTGGCGGCTATATCCAATAGCAGACCCAGCCCATCCTGAAGCAGCAAGAGCATTGTTGATTGCTTGGTTAAGGTCATTTTCAGCAATGACTGAACCTTCAACAGTCACTTGCACAACTGTGGTACTACCACCGCCAGCAGTACCGCCACTACCAGCTGTAGGTACTTGAGGCATTACTCCAGTAGCGCCACTTATTCCAGCAGCTGCTGCTGCCTGAGCTGCGTATCTTGCACCTGACAAAGCTTGTGCAAAAGATGCACCGCCTGCTAATCCAGCAGCTAAAGAGTTTTGAGCAATGGTGTTAGTCAATGCAATGGATTGACCATTAACTTCAACCAAAGCTCGTTTTACTCCGTCTAGGCCAATCTCCCATGCGATGAATGGATTACCGACATCCATAGAATAAACCTCAGATAAAGTAGCTTGAAGCATTGTTACCTTGGCTTGGACTTCATTAAGTGCTTTTGTATATATATCAATTTGGCTGATGTTTTCATCTTGGATAGCCTGCATAAGCTTTAGACGAATACGATCTTCCTCTGAAATCTTACCCTTAAGAGCTGCTTCAATCTGAATCTTCTGTAGGTCAAAAATTGATTTGGCCTTGGCCAGTTTTAATTGTGCAGCAGTTACTTTAAGAAGCTCTTTTTGACTTTTAGTAGTAGCAGCTGTTGTTTTATTAAGATAAGAGCCAGATTGAATTGGATTCTTTTGATTAGCAACTTCTTCAATTCGTCTGGTTTTTGCACCAGCCTGATTCAATAGGGTTATGTAACTACCAAGAATTGGGATGGCTTGAACTATATTTGCCCCTGTTAATCCAGAAACTCCAGGAATCTTTTGCAATGCAGCAGCCATGAGGCCAAATCCGCGAATGACATCAGCAGTATAAGTTGCTAGGTTTTCCATATCTGTTGCTAGATTAGAAACAGTCTTGTCTCCAGATAACACAACTAAGGCATCTATAATGCCTTTTCCAATGATTTCCTTTACATTCTCAGCAGCAACCCCAAGCTTGGCTATTGATCCTGCAAAGGTAGCAGCGGATTCAGCAGCTGCACCCTTAAATGTTTTGGCTAACTGGTTAGTAATTTCCTCAAAGGATTTAGTCTTTAGGTCTGCCTTAGATATGCCAACACCTAAGCGAGTTAATGCTGTGTTATTTCCTAAATATGCTTTGCTTAAAGCTGCTGTGACGGAAGATAAATCTTTGCCACTTGAAGCACTAAGGTCTAACGCTAGACCCATCAATCTCTGAGCCTCGGCAGAGTTTCGTGTGGCTACCGCTAGTTGCTGGTAACTCGGACGAAGGAGGTCATCGACCACACCGAACTCGCTCTGAAGTCTTTGAATGTAGGATTCAGCAGAAGCGGCATCTCGCTCTAAGCCGACATTCTTAAGAGCTAGGGCTAGTTGTTTCTGAGCCTTTTGATCATCAGCTGCTGCTTTTACAGAAGCCTTTGCATAACCAAGAATTGCTGCTGTACCTAGACTTATGCCTAAAGTCTTGCCTAAATTCTTAGCCGACTTGGTGAGTTTATCGGTCGCGCTTTCAGCTTGCTTAAAGGCTTTCTTGCCAGTAAATTCTGCTGCGACATCAATAATAATGCTCATGCGGTTGCCTTCTTAAAGTCGTTGCTTGCCTTTTCAATAGCTCTTAAAACACCATCACGAGCTGCGCCTCTATCTTCTTCATAGGCACGAAAGAGAACGCGTCCGCGCTCTTTATCTTTACCCTTGAACTCTCCAGCAGATTTATTGTTTTGGTTTTGAACGAATCGGCTAGATGGAGTCTTGCGACCCATAGTTTCATAAATAGCACCAGCTGCGGATTTATTAAATAAACGCGCTAATGATCTAAACCCTCTGTTGTTAGGCTTAGATGGAGTTGTCTTATATGAAATACCTCGCTTAGCTGCGCTGGCATCATAGAGCGGAAATCTGCCAGTGTAGTTCTCGCGTGTACGCCATCCGCTAAGGATTGAGCCGTTATCTGGCAGATAGCCCTTAGCGACCTTTACGACAGGTTTTAAGGCGGTTGCAATTTCTTTTGGCATCTGCTTAGCCAAATCAGGCGTAAAGGCGCGTAGAGCCTTGCGGAGTTCAATACCGCCCTTTACGCTTACTGGCATCTTGAATCTCCTTTGCTTCATCTTTGAGACCCTGCAACAAGGCTTGAAGCATTATCGGGTCTAACTCTAATAACTGCTGTGGCGCAATCCCCAACCTTATGCTTAGCCTAGCAATGAGGTAAGTGAATGGGAGATCGCGCTTTAAGACAAAGGGTCTGAATCAAGCACCTCAACACTTTTAAGTGTTTCGATGAAGTCAATCCCGTAAGGCTTAACCGTCTCACCTGAACGGCGTAGAACTTCCCATGCAATCCAATAGACATCCGATTGCTTTTCATCATCACGAAAAGCCTTATGAAAACCCTTTTTAGCAAATTGCTCGAATGCGTACTCCACTGCTGGAGTAATTTCGCCTTCGATAACGCTTCCATCTGTTCGAACTATCTTAAGTTTTGCCATGGTTAGCCCCCTTGTTTAATTGTTTAGAATGTGCCTGTAGTTGCTACTGCAACTGTTGAGTTACATGTGAATGTAATTGATTGTGTGCCAATATCGCCAACAGCACCATTGATGTCTGTTGTATTATTGACAAGGATTGAAACAGTATAGAGAGGGTTAGTAGCAGAAACTGCTGTTCCCTTTGTCTGTAGGAATACAGCTGTGACTGTTGTTCCCCATGCAGCTTGAAGTGTTGCAAGGACATTTGCTGTTGCTGTGTCATTAAGGAAATCAATAGTGACAGTTGATGATTCCAAACCTTTTACAAATTTGTGAGAGGAATCGCCCATGGCGCTTACCTCAAGCTCATCAAATGAACGGTTGATTGTTACTGCTGTGACATGGTCACTAAGATCAACAGAGTTAATCTTAACGCCGACCAGATTGTTTAGAAATACAGCCATTAGGATTATTCCTCGTCTTTCTTAGTAGATGTTGGCTTTGGTGCTGGTGTATTAACCTGCCCGATTTTCTTCAGGAAGGCTTCGTTCTCTAGTTCCCACTCGGACATATTAACTCCAACTCGTAAGGATTTGAACAGACATCTCGCACGACAACAGTTGGCCTGATGCAGCATCGAGAACGCTAGGTGCGCTGATTGCGCTTACATTATAGGTCAAAGAAGATGCAGCAAGCTTGGCGAACACGCCACACACAAAATCTTCTATGCCATTGAGGTTGCCCTCGTTATCGAAAAGAGGGGTAGTAATAATCAATTTGAATGATGCCATTGGACTTATACCAATATGCTGATTATTGGTAGGCGTTAAGTATGGATCATCAGGTGAAACAATAACTGAGTTAGCCAATACTGTGGCAGGCGGAAATGCAAAGGTCTGCCATTTTGAGTTATCGACTAGAGCTGTGGCTAATGTCGTTCTAAGTGTGGTAATCGCAACTGGCATTATCCCACCATTGAGCGAGGGTCTAGTGCGTGTGCTATCAATCCTCGCACCTTAGCGAGAAGCTGTGCGCTCATTCGATAAGGGCTTGGCTGGAAATCAACAAGGTTACTGCCTGAAAGGGTCGCAGTACGCGCTTGCCAGATTTCAACAGATACCATCAAAGCTGCTTGCTGGATTGCCATATCGGTTGTCCAGTCTGTGTAAGTTTCAGATTTCACTAATGCGTAAGGGTTGATTGGATGTTTTGGAGTATCAGTTAAGTGAGATGTTGTAACAGTTATGCTTCTTTCGCTGACACCCGTAACTGTTTTGTTGCCATTAAATTTAGCCCCTGCACCTTCGACATTAATTGTCTGGCCAACATAAAATTCATTTGTAATAATAAAATCAAAATATAAAGTGCCAACCGTGCCGACATTTGAGTGCGCGATAGCAAAATTAGTGTTAGCCCATAGCATAGGAAGTAGGACTGCGTCTGTCGCGTCACATACTTCTTGAAGGACAGCATCAGTATACAAAGTACCGACTCCGAGAGTTGTTCGGAGTTCTGAAACTGTTGTAAGAGCCATTCCCATTCCTTTCTAAAGACTCTAGGGGTCAGAGGGCTACTGACCCCTAGAGCGACTTAGTGTGGCTTACGCCTTGTTGTTCTTAAACGCGCCTGCTCCGACCTTAGTAGCGATTGCTCCAAAGCCGTAGTAGCCGATTGTTACTGAACCGTTAGCTGTTGATTCTGCACGCAAGCGATATGTTGGTGACTCGTACCATGTGTATGCATCTGGGTTCACGATAAGGATTGTTCCATCGCCATCACCACCGTTTGTTGGATCAACAAAGAGGTTAAGTCCAGCAACATTACCTGTGAGTGATGTTGGCGCTACTTGACCGCCTGCGTTCATTGGCTGTGATGCTGTGTAAATTGGACGGCCTGCATCGTTTAGAGACATGATGTTTGACCATTGTCCTGTTGATACGACCATGTTGCGAGCAAATGGGTTGGGTAGTCCTGCTGTTGCTCCATAAACAGAAGCTGAGCCGCGAGCAACAATGCCTAGCAATTCTGCTGCTGTTGGGTATGCTGCTACTGTGGTTGCATCTAATGATGCACCTGAGATAAGAGCAGCGTTTACTGCTGCGTTAGTTGCCTTTGCGTAAGCTGCTGCCATGTTGCGCACTAATTCATCAAAGAATGCTGGAGATGTACGATCTAGCAATTCTACAGAGAATGTCTGTTGTCCTGCGTACTTCTGTACTGTTACAGATAAGAAAGAAGCGTTCTGATCTGTGTCGCTAAAGGCATCGCCTTCTGGCTCAATCGCAACAGTTGGCACTGCTGTGATTTTTGGAATCTCAAAAGTCATACCTGCATCAGGAAGCACTCCACGAGAGATTGCATCGATTGAAGGACGGATTGTTGTAGATAGTGGGTTAATGATTTCAGATAGTTGGCGTGTTGGAACAAGTCCTGCGTTATCTGTTGTGTCATCTGCTGCGCGTAGGTATTGACGAGCGTTGTCGTCACCTAGTGCTGCACGAATTGTGTTTTCTGCATACTTAGCTGCAGTAATTTCAATGCGTGGCTTTGTAAAGTATGCTGCTGAAACAGTTGGGCGAGCAGCTTCGACCGCTTGTGCTTCAACTGGTGTTGCTTCGACTGCTGAAGTGGTTTCTTCCACGGTGGCTGTCTCGCTTTCTGTTGGTTGGGTTTCTTCTTCTACAGCAGATTCTTCTGCTGCAATATCAGTGACTTGAGCCGACTTAAATGCGGGCTCTGTGACAAGGCTTGTTTCTACGAGCCTAGCTGAGGAGACATAAGTAATGCCATCCTTGATTTTAGATTTAAGAACTTCTGCACCAATGCTCAATCCTGACTGCAAACCTTCTTCTGCAAGGATAAGAGCTTCTGTACCGCGCTGTGAGCGACTAACAGAGAACACTGCATGAATTGCATCTTCTGACTCGCTAAATGAAACCATGCGACCTAGAGGCTTTTTGTTATCATGCTGGCTTAATAGCTTGATTGCTTTAGGGTCTTGAATCTCAATAGAGCCAGAAGCAAAGATTACTTTACCCATATTGGTTGAGCCTGCTTCAACATTAAGAGGCACAATCTTGCCTGAGATAGTGCGACTTGCTGAATCGGCTGTTAGTTCAGCTGAGAATGTAATTACTTGGTTCATTCCATACCTTGACTTCCATTAGGTGTTAGATCAGTCATTTCCATAGCTTGTTCTTGAGTAATCAGATTAAGCGTAAGTAGTTTTTCAATTACTGCTAGTTCTTGCATTGGGTCAGTGCGCAAGAAGTTCTTATCAATATCGAACCTCACCACATTGCCACGGGCAGTAATATCATCCATAGATAAACGATCTTCAATCGCTGTAATAAATGGCTGTAGAGATAATGTTAAAAATTGCTTGCGCTCATCCTGCACATTGGCATAAGTCATAGAATTGTTCTGGTCTGCTGAAACATAATAAGCAGGCACATTGCAAAGACGGGCGCATTCCGTGGCCAGGTTGAAAATGGCCTCCCCGTACATCATGTCTCTAGGTGAGAATGAAACTGGGTTATATTCAAGGGTAGATGTCAAATAAGCAGTCGAGCGGTTATTGCGAGCATTCTTCCAAGCTGCTAATAATCCAGAAACTTCTTTAGGGTCTAAATCTGCGCCAGTGTTTTTAATGTAACCAGATGCCATTGGAGTAGCTGCTGCAATTGCTGCTGCTTTCTGCACATCAATAGCTGCGCGAATTGTTGAAACTCCAGTATTAAGAATGCCATCGTTTAATGATTGGAAAGTAACTAAACTGCCGAGACCATCCATAGGCAATGTCATGCCATCGACTGCATAAGACTTAACAAAAGTATTAGTGCTATCAAGGGTTACAGTTACGCGATGATTAGCAATCCACTCAAAGCGAGATGGTCGGCCGTCCTCGGAATAAACTTCGACAACTTTCCAAAAGGCTTGTCCGTAAAATAATAATGAATCAACAGTCCACGCAATTGTTACAGATCGTGGTTGTGAATAAGAAGGTTGCTCTAACCATGCTGGTGAGCCAAGTTCTTCATTAGTAGATTTTTTATATAACTCTAAAGGAATCGCGCCAATAGTTCCCGCCAAAAGATTTCTGCATCTTAATAACGCGGGTACAGAGACCGCCTCGCTTCTGCCGACATAAGCATATTGAAAGGGCATGGCATAAGGTGAATACTCACCAAGAACTTGAGGAGCAGACTGAGCTTCTAATAGAGGCTTAGACTGGAGACCGAATGTTTGCAAGATGCGACCCATAGACATAAATGGTAGCACATGTCAAGTATTTGACATACCACCTAAGGTGTGTCTAGGTAATAATCTGAGGTTTAGGTGCTGGAAGCATTAACTTGCTTACAGTCATTGCAACTCCAATAATGGCACTTATATCGCCTGCCGATTTGCGCTTTATGATTCTCCAAGCTGAGTCATTGACCTTAGCTGCGCAATTATTGAATTGTTGGACAAGTTCGACTTGCCCATTATGAACGACCTTATGAGTTACCAATCCAGTCAATAAATCGCCACAGGCCTGATAGAACTGCTGGCCTGAGACATCCTCTGTCATTACTCCAGCCTGCTTTAATCTATCGGCTATAGATTGAGTGGCGTACTTGTCATAGCAGACTAGGCGCGGTCTGTAAAGGTCACACCAGCCTTTTATAGCTGCTGCAATCTTTAGATCATCAACTGCGACTTGAGAACTCCAAGTCTCCATAATTCCGATGCCAATCCTTCCATCTGGAAGTAATTGTCCAGCGACTAAAGATGCGTTCCTTCTCGAAGGACTGACATCGAAACCAAATATAGTATAAGCCCCAACTGCAAGTTCTAGTGTGTTATCGCTAGTCTCCTCAAGAATGCCATGAGGCCACGGGCTTTGCAGAGAATCAATCCACTGGCATAAAGTCTCAGTGCGAGTAGTCTCAATAGGTGCAGTTGCAATCGCTTCCTCGATTGATTCTTTAGTCACTGTGTAACCCAAAGCAGGATTACTTGGTGCTACAGCATCACGCCAGAAAGTTTCTGATCTAATGTCTATCTTGCAATACTGTGGGGCAGAATACTCATAATAGCCAAAGGTCTCTGGCGGATAATCTTTAGCTCGTTCAACTAGGCCATTGAGAACTGTTGAGAATGCATCACCCGCATTCGATGTTAAAAATGTCTGGGCGTTAGCGCGGGCTCTGGTGGTTGGAATTGCAGCTTTGTAGCCGTCCTCAGATATTTCACGCACTTCATCAATCCATAAGAAGTCAGCTGTACGACCACGGGCTGAGTCTCTTGTATCTGATACTAGGTCAAGGGTTGCACCATTGAGTAGCTCTATTCGCTCGCCACCATTGGCATAACGCACTGCCTTAGTCAAAGCCTTGAGTTCTGGAGTTGATTCTATGATCCATGCGATTTCTCTAAAGGTCATAAGGGCAGTTGCTCTATTAGAGGACATAATGATGTGCTTCTTCTCGTTGCCGTAGAACATGCCCCAGATAACACGCACTCTACCTAAGTGAGACTTGCCATTCTGTCTCGAAATAAGCAGCAGGGCAGTCTTGACCCTGTACTGGTCTTTCTTATCCACCATCATCATTTGTTTAAGGACATGCTCTTGATATGGCATGAGTTTGTCCATCTTTAATCGCTCGACCATTTCAATTACTTCACCAGCTCTGGACTTGCCCTTAAGAAGTGGGCTGTGAATCCTCGGTTGCGTTGCCCCTCGTAGCGGCTGGGTCTTTTTGGTCTTAGTTGTCATTGAATCGGATTAGGTCGGACTGTAAAAGGACTGTCCAGCATCGGCTCGGACTGCATCGGGTAGATATGCCCTGA